AGTTCACTTCTTGACATCTATTTGCCTCCATGTTTCTGTACCCAGTCTTTTCCTACTTTCTCGCCACCTGGGATTTTATGGTTTGATTTGTTTCTTACTTCTTCCTTTACATCTCGTGATTGTAGATTAGACGCATTCAAGTTTCCTATGTTCATATATTTAGTTTCAAACTGTATATGGTCTTTAATACGTTGAAATAATGCATAACCACAATAACTAAATACTTTTGTCTTGCCGGTAAATCCAGCTCGTGATGCGTCTGACAATTTGGTAAATACTAGCTGATACCAAGAATTATCTTGTTCTGTCCAGGATTTAACAAATTGCATCAATTCAGACTTCTCTTCTGCCAACATGTAAAGCAGTTCGACTTCTACGTCTGATGATGTTTCCACATTAAATATGGGTCCAGAGGACAAGACTCTTACGTACTTGCCCTCCTTATCCGCAAGGTTAAAGTGAATTCTATTTAAATGCACTCTATACCACATGCTATTTAAGCAACCTCGTTGTCTGGAATTGACTCGTAATAAAGAATAAAGAATCCTTTACCTGCCGCAGTTCCTGAGTCAGTTGCTTGTGTTTTATGTTCAAAGTGTAGGATATCTGTATCCTGAACAAAGAACGGTGTGAACGAAGAAGGCTCAGTAGTTGCACCTACTGCTACCGCTTCTGCTAAAGTTATTGTAGCTTTTTCTGCTCTTGCAACACTACCTACTACATCAGTATGGTCTAGTGAAACCACAGCTGATGCTGAGTCTGCTGCAAAGAGTAATGAAGCTACGAACTCCACCCTATGCACTACCATAGGATGAGCAACTTTCCAAGTGAAATGGTCTGCTGCACCACCGGCACAGTTTAATTCGCCTGGAATAAAAAGGGTGTTTATTTTACTGTTAAACGCCATAATTAATTACCTCCTATTGGTTAATCGTTAGAGTGTATTCTAACTAAGTGATACTCACTGTCAGTTGAATTAGTCCATACTTTTTTGAACCCTGTCAGTGCGTTCCATGCTACTCCAGTAAATCTACCGAAGTCCCATGACTCTATCATTGTTGCTTCAGGTTGTGCTAATACTTCTACTACAGGTTCGAACCCGCAGATGATTACCTCACCCTGATGCGTTGCATGACCACCAATTGTGCTAGAAAGAACATTGTTCTCTTCCACCATTCTTAATCCAAAGTAAGAACCTATCTCACCGTTGATTAAATTTTCTGGTTGGTCGTATTTATGTAAATCGACAATACCGCCTGTTGCAGTATCTTCGAATAGTTTGGACATTGCGAATGCTGAGAAAACTCCTAAGTAAGAGTTTCCGTCCCATTTAGGTACATTATCGTTTTTCATGTTTTTGATAATTTCTCTAATATGGAATGCACTAACACTTGCCCCTGCACCAGTACTTACAGTACCGTCCTTATCGAACGTACCTGCTGCTGCTCCGGTTGGAGTGTAGAATACATCTGCATTTTGGAATTCAGTTCCAGCAATCTTATCCATAGATTCAGCGACATTCATAGCAAGAATTTTCTTTAGAGTTTCATCTACAGAGTATTCTGCTAATGTCTGTGCTTTTCTAGTATAAGACACACCATTACCATATTCGTTAACAGTTGCAACTACAAACCCAACACTTGGTTTTTGCATAGGCAAAGATTGAAGTTCACTGATTGTTCCAGTTGCAGTGCCAAGTTTTTGGTACTTTTCTATCTCAACTTGTGAACCTTTGTTCTTGCCGTAGGAATTAATAGGCTTAGCCAAGTTTCTGAACTGCATCATGTTACCAGCTTGAAATCTGATATCAGAGTCAATTTTAATCTTGGCAAGTCTAGCTTCCTCATTTAAATAACTAATTGCTCCTTGTGGCATATTAAGTTACCTCCTAGTTGTTATTTTGTAGTCTTTTAACAGTAGTCTGTTTTTTGTATCTATCTTCTAAGAATTTGAAATATTCATTATCATCACCGTATGGAGCTGGATTCGTTTCCTCTAACAGATTACTATTATTTATTGCAACCTTGGAACTTACATCCGCATCACCTTTCGGTGAAACATTTGTGCCTTCTGTTGGTTGTTCTTCTTTTTTCTCTACTTTTTTCACAGTAGTGTTAAAGAGTTTCTGTGCTTGAGCAAACCTTTCTTCTACAGCGATATCGTCCGGTGTAGCGATTAGTAATGCGTTAAACACATCCTCCTCTTCTTGTGTTAATCCATCTATGGCTTTCTCGTGTAAACGTGATGCTTTAACCATTGTAGATGTATAATTCATTTGCTGTTCTGGAGTTAAATTGTTTGCGTCCAATCCAGCAGGTAACATAGATGTAGCGGCATCCTTTGGGTTTATCTTAACCCTAGTATCTCCACTATCTTGTTCCGGTGTTTTGACTTCTTCTGACATTTGCTAGTACCTCCTGCAATTGTTCTTCCTCACTACCTTGTCCTTCCATATCTGGTATTCCCATTCCTGGCATCTGGCTTAAATCAGCCATCCCTTGTTCTGGTCCTTGTCCTGGAGGAGCTCCCTCGGGTACTGTACCCGGGGCTGGTTGAGGTTGGTTGACGTTTTGTATCTTCTCCATATTCAGTAAATCTTCAGGAGATTCATCGAAACTCTCAAAAATTCTCTGAACAAATTTTGCCGGGTCGATTGCTTGAGCAACCTCTGGCATGTTTCCAATAACATTAACAATTTGCATCAACTTGTTAAAGTTACTCATCTTGAGTACTTTCCCTGATATGCCTCGGACACGGATACGGGCATCTTTAATCAACTGCATTCGTTCATTAAAAGTCATAGAAAGTAAGTGTAATACTGACGCATCTGTTTCATCTTCTGTAAACATAGGTGCGTGAGCATCATCGTCCATGTACATAAGTTCTGTATGAAGTAACAATTCTAGTGACGGCTCTATGATACTTCGTTCTATTTCAGATGCTATATCTGTAAAGAAACTTGAAGTCTCTTGCGTTTTAGTTGCTACTTCAGAAGCAGTAGGTCTACCCTTAGACGTAGGTGCTCCTTGGAAGAACTCATTTTGGAAAGACCTATTTTGAATAAGTCTATCTATTGTGAATAAAAGGTTTACAGCATTTGGGTTTAACGAATTGTTATACACCTGATTGATTGTGTTTGGGGCTGAAACCGGATACATACGTCCCGGAACTACAGAGCCAAACAAGTGGGCTTTACCTGACTCGATATTGCTAGTTACAACTTCGTACACGCCCAGTGTAGATATTGTAAATGCATCGAGCAGAAGATTCATACTTTCGACATATGAACTTAACAGGCTTCTTAATTTTGTAATATAACCCCTGCCATAACGACCTTGTAAAACTTTCATTGGGAATCCCATACAGTAAGGGAAGTTCCCATTTGGTAATGTATTTTTTCCGTAATAGACAACATGTTTTTTGTTTACTATTACGTAATGTATGTTTGTATCTAATACTCGTCCCTGTTCGTCAGAGATGAATTTACTATATACGTAGTCTAATTTAACATCTGTAACATATGCTTCATCGCTTCCTTGTGCTTTATTTACAGATTCTTGTAGTATTGTTTTTGTTTTATTCCAATTGTTTACTCTTGCTAAACTTTGATAGTCTGCAACAGAGCAAGACTTAGATTCAATAATATAGTTATCACCGTTAGGGTCAACCATAATATTAAATGGACTTACAGGTTCAATGTTTACTCTTCCTGTTATTGATTCTTCTGATTCTATATCTCCCGTTGTTTCATTATACTGCGGGTAGCTTTCTTCTTTATAAGTATATTTAATCTTAGTAATATACGGAGATGTTAGTAGTGCCATTTTAAGTGCATCTCCAAATACTAACGGAAATCTATTGTGTATTAATGATTGTTCTAATAATTTGTTTAGCCCAGATTGTACTTTCTTATCTGTGTGTTCTACAGTAAAGTACTTGTTATCTGTAGACATTAATATCCTTACAAAGAAATTAGACATACGTACTACTAAGTTGTCTACTATCGGGTCTTTGATTTTAGTTTGCCAATCTATCTTGTTTTGAAAATTATACTCATCCATATAGAATCGCATATTCTCTTTCCAATCAGCCGTAGCACTTTGAAACTCAGGCGATGCTTGAGCTACTAAATGTGCATGGAACTTAATAATGTTTTTTTCGTTCAATTAAATATCCTCTCTCTGGTAGGCGTATCAAAGTTATCCGTATAATATTGAGGTTCCTCTACAGGTAACTCTTGGTCGTTTACTAATTTTTTGGATATGTAAAACAAACCGAGTTTAAACGCATCCGAAACGTGCTCAAAGTATTTATCCCGTCTTGGAACACCCGCATCATCTCTAGTGTAAGCAGATAACGCTTGGATTAAGATGCTGCAATGTTTAGAGTCAAACTTTAAACTAGGCACTCCCGAGTTAAATTCTTTTAATTCTTCGTTAGTTAATACTACACTTGTATCTCTTTTTACGTATACCACGTCCGTGTTCAATCCTTTTCGTTTAAATATCATCGCACTAGTTTCCGGTGATACGTCATATTTCCTGTTGGCATCATGTGGTAGTAAATCCATTGCAG